GACGAGCAGCGAGGCGTGCAGTCCGCCCGCGACGATGGAGGGCAGCTCGCGCGAGATCGGCTCAGACCTCGTCGCGTCGGCTCCGCTGACGTGGTTGACGATGAGCGGCGGAACCGCGAGGCCGTGCTCGGCGCTGCCGGTCTGCACAGGCATGGGCGATCCGATCTCGGCGATGCGGAGGTAGCCCGATCCCGTGGTCACGCCGTCGTAGGTGTTCCCGGCAGCCTTCGCGATGAACGGCGTCCAGTGACGCTCCATCCCTCGGCGGATGCGCTCGACCGTCTTCTCGGCGAGCGGCTTCGCGCGATCGCCGATACGCGGCGCGGGAATCGACCAGTCGATGATGGACGCGGCCGGGAGCCATCCGGGCTCAACGACCTGCCAGCACTTCGGGCACCGGTAGAGGTATTGGGCGCGGTAGCGGCCCCACTGCTCGGTCTTCTTGAACGCCTGCACCGCCTGGATCTCGCCGTGCTCGGCGCAGAACGCCATCGGGCTGGTCCACTTCGCGACATTCGGGCCCGTGAGACCCTTCTTCTTCGACGCGAGATCCTCGCGCCACATCACGATGTACATGCGGTCGCGGGACTGCGGCGCCGGGAGGCCGCCGATCTGCGCGTGCATGCTGTTCAGCCACGCGAACTGCATCCGGTAGCCGATCCGCTCCATCGCGAGCTGCCAGGCCGGGAACTGATCCCACCGGTAAGCGTCGACCACGTTCTCGAGGATGATCGCCATGTATCGGTGGTGCTCGGCGAAGCGAGGGATATCCCACATCGTCGCCCGGGACCGGTTCGCGGCCTCATCGGGCAGCGGCGCGGTCCCGTCGAGCTCGAACAGTGCGAGATCCTGCTGGCGCTGCCGCTTGATGCCCTTCGCGATCGAGTGGTTCGTGCACTCCGGCGATCCCCAAAGCACGTGCGTCTTTGGGAAGTAGCGTGGGTCGACCTGCGAGATGTCCGCCTGAGAATGGTCCGTCTCGGGGTGATTGATCTGGTGCGACTCGATCGCGAGCGCCCAGTGATTCGCCGCGATGACGACGCGGTATCCAGCCTCGCGGAGCCCTGACGACGAGCCGCCCGCACCACAGAACAGGTCCGTGACGGTGAGGCCATTCCACTCGACAGCGGGCGGCTGGTATCCGACCTGAGCGCTCATCGGGTCACCTCCGAAATTCGATGGGCTGACCTAGGAACAAGCGTCGATTTCGGCCCCAGACTGGGAACATGACGAATCACAACGCTGCACGCCTTCTCGCCCCCGCCACGCAGGTCCACGCCAAGCTCGCCCGGTATGCATCGTTGCCGCCGAAGGGTGGCAACTCTCAGTTCCAGGCCCGAACGGAGAGCGAGCAGATCGCGATCCTTGCTCAGGCCGTCGAGGACCTGACGGTGATCGTTGGAGACCTCGCTCGGTACAACGCTGAGCGTGACGGAGTTGCGCTGCGGTGACGTGCTCATGATGCTGCTCCTGTCGCGTAGCGGTTGATGAAGTACGCCTGGCCCTTGCCGGTGACCTTCGGGGTGAACTTGAGACGCGGTGAGCCGTCTGAGCCCTGCACGGTCCGCTCGATGACGGAGAACAGGCCGAGGTCCATCGCGCGCTGCGTGGGGCGGTTGTGGTTGCTGCCGCCCTTGCAGAGGTAGCCCTCGTCGCGGAGGAGCTCGAACAGGCGGTTCTGTCCGATGTCGCGGCTGTTCTGCTTGAGGATGACCGCGAGCTGCGCCACGAGGACCGAGTCCTCAGAGGTCGCGACGGCGTCAGCGAACAACACCTTCGGGGCGTCCTCGGCGGCCTTCGCTTCGAGCGCCGCGGTGCGCTCGGCCGTGTCGGCGAGCTCGCGGAGCGCTTCGGCGTAGGTGCGGGGGAGCGCGGGCGTCTGGCGGAACTGGCGCTCGACCTCGATGAAGTACTGGCGGGCCTGCTTCCCCTTCGGGGTGCGCTGGATCATCGCCAGCTCCTTCGCCATGTCCAGCGTGAGAGCGTGATCGACTCCGGGGCGACCGCCAGAGCTTTCCACCCGAACGGGGGTAAAGTCCTGGCCCTGGGAGAAGCCGTAGTCGATCATCGAGCGGAACCATGTGCTGTAGTCCCGGCCAAGCTCGAGGAAGGCGTGGAGGTCGCGCCCGCTGACGGCCTGGCGTCCGTCTTCCTCGCGGATGGGGATGAGCGCGTTCATGCGGTCACCTCGCGGACGGTGATCTCGGCGCCCGCGACGGTGGCGTAGCGCTTGGAGGCGTGGAGGTCGACGACGCGGGAGTCATCGATGAAGACGCCGCCCGCGGTGAGCCCGTCGAGGACGGCGCGGGCGAGCTTGTCGACGTCAGGTGCGACGGACGGGTAGGGGCGCTTCGCGGGCTTCACGGAAGCGGGGCGGACCGAGAAGAACGTCACCGTCACTTCCACCGGCCCGTCGATCGGGTCTGCGCCGTTCATAGCCTCGGCGGCTGCTGCGGACACGGAGTCGCGCCACGGGGCGGACTTCTTCGAGTCCTCGACGATGCGGGCACGGTTGCCGACGACGAACGCGCGCTTCGAGCCCTGCGGGGCGGGAGTGCCGCGCACGATGAACGTGACTCCGCGGTATGGCGAGGACACCGCTTCGGGCATCATGGGATTGCTCAAGGTTCTTCTCCCTGCAAGGTGAATGTCTTTGGGTTGAGGGGCCGAGCTGTTGGAGTCAGCTCGGCCCCCGTTGCGTCCGGGCCAGCGCCGGGGGGGAGGCGCGGGGATGCCCGAACGGGCTTACGCGGCCGGTCGGCCGTAGAAGATCGGCACGTCCCCGATGCCGTCGTGCACGCGCGTCTCGACGAGCTCCGAGGAGTCCGCGTTCGGGCGCTTGTCGGTCTTCCCGTCACGGATCTCCGCGACGATGTCCGCGAACGCCGCCTCGAGGATCAGCTCGGGGCGTTCGAGCTTGAATCCGAGGAAGACGTTCCCGCCGCTCAGCCGGTAGCGGAAGCTCGCCCAGATGGAGTAGATCGGGCCGCCGACGTACGGGCGCAGTGCGAGCTGGATTCGAGACGGAATCTCGATGTCGCCCTTGTGGCCTGCCTTCGCGGCCGTCTCCTCCTTGAACGTGAGCTTCACGTCGCCGCTCGCCTCGCGGATGCCCGACTCGAAGTCGACCTTCGTCTTCGCCTGGAACGTGCGCGCGATGTCGATCATCACTGCGGCGTCCGGAACGATGACGTCCAGGTAGCGGTCGTCGAGGAAGTCGGCGAACTCCGCCTGCTGGAACAGCTTCCCGTCGGCTTCGACCCACGCGAGCCATGCCTTCGAGTGCTCGAGGTCGAGGCTGACGCGGTGCTTCTGCCATCCGGCGGGGGCGTCCGTTCCCTCGTGGGAGTCGATTACCCCGATCACCTTCGACGTGTTGATGTGCGCGTAGACCTCCGTCCCGGGGATCTTGTGGCGGTTGACGTATCCGACGAACGACTCAGCGTCGGTGACGCTGCGCGCTCCCTTGACGTGGCGCGGTGCCCCGTCGTACTCGTCGGTGTCGATGACGCGTGTGCCGCCGTGCTCGTCGGCGACGAGGTAGACCTCGCCGACTGCGAGCGACTCAGCACCCAGCGCCTGTCCTGCCAGCGTCGCGACGACGGCGGCTTCGGTCTTGGTGTCCTCGATGGTGGTCATGCCCCGGGGGCCTCCTTGATCTCGCCGGTGCGGAAGTCAACATGCGCGCCGGCGTCGCGAATGTCCTCGTCCTGGAACAGGGGTGCGGTCGTCGGGTCGTTCCGGTGGAGGGTGTTCCCCTCGCCGACGAACGCGATCGACGTGGCCCGCGACTTCTCCGGGCGCTTCGCCGTGATCTTGTCCGCGATCTCGACGGTGTGCCCCGACGAGCCCGCAGGCTTCACCGAGAGCGTGTAGGTGAGCGTCCCGGCCTTGCCGGTCGTGTTCACCGCCTCGACGAGCGCAGACAGTTCCTGCCCGAGCTCTGCGTCCGCGTTCGGGCGAACGGTGGCGAGAATCTCGGAGAGGCCCTGCGGCCGCGGATTCTCTTTGGTGGTGTCCATGTGGACTCCCTTCCTGTTGGTGGTCATCTCTGGCTCATCCCGAAGGCAGCGCCGATGCGCTTGCCGATGTTCATGAGCCCGAAGCTGCGGTTCATCACGGCCTTCTGGCGCTCCTCGGCGTAGCGGAGCTTCTCCTTCGCGAGGTTCACCTCGTGCCGCTCGCTCTTGGTCTTCGAGATCGCGTACTGCCGTGCGAGGACGGCACCCGACTTCTCGTGCATGACCATGTAGTCCGAGAACGCGGCCTCGTAGGTCTCCTCGGCGCGGTGGCGGTCCTCGTAGAGCAGGACGATCACCTGGGCGATGTGCTCGATCAGGTCCGCGATGTCGAGAACCATCTGGTCGATGGACGCGGGGGTGATCGGTGCGCCGTAGATCCCGGACGGGATCGCGAGCATCTCGTTCACCGCCTGCTCGGCAGGGGAGAGGCGCAGCTCTCCCGTCGCGCCGTCGATGATGTCAGTCACGGTCTGCTGCCTCTGTGTGCTCGGCGTCGAAGCGCGCAGCCTCGGCGGCCTCGAACTCCTCCTCGGTCATGCCCGCCGAGGGCACGATGTGTTCGGTCGGCGCGCTTTCCGACTCAGGATCCGGCTCTGCGGCGGGATCGGGGCGCGCGCCCTCGGCGGGGGTCTCATCGACGATCTCGGCGTCGACCGTCTGCTCCTCGCGGGCGATAACGCCAGCGCGGGCCATGAACGCGGCACGGAGCTTGTCGGTGCCCTCGCCCTTCTCAGCGAGCCGTGCAGCGACAGCGTCGAGGTCGGATCGCGTCTTCGCCGCGGCGAACAGCGCCAGCCAGTCCTCGGACGGCTCGGGGTCCGGTTCGGCCATCGGGATACCGCCGTCGGTCATCTCCTCGTAGGAGCGCATGCCGAGAGTGACGTCAGAGAAACCCTCGAGCGCGACCTCGCTGATCGACCGCCACTTCGGCATGCTCTCGGCGTACGCCTCCCACGGCAGAACCTTGCCCTTCTCGGAGCGGGCCCGGACGACGAACACCCCTTGCGCGTTCGCCTCGTACGAGTCGACGAGCTGCGCGCGGATCGCACGGTGCATGTCCCAGGTCGAGGCGAAGACGTCTCCGGTGTCGGCGCGGGTGCCGGTGACGGTGACGGCGTAGTCGCCGCCGGGGATCGTGCCGGTCTTGACGATCTCCAGGCGGTGACCGGCCTGGCGGATCAGTCCGGCCATGAGCTGCGCGGCGAGCGTGGCCCGCCCCTCGACGACGTTGATGGACTGCAGAGCGGCCATGGGGTGGAGGCCGAGCATCGACCCGGTTTCCATGACGAGTAGCACCTTCGCAGGGGAAGGCTTGCCGGTGGCGGGGTCAAACAGGCCGCGAGGGATCATCTGACCGGCGGCGGCGATGGTGTTCGCGTACTTGATCCGGGCGTCGAGGGACGCGGACTCGTAGGCAACGACAGAGGTGGACATCAGAACGGTGCTCCTTCGAGGACGGGGGCCGCGTCGAGTGCGGCGAGGACTTGCTCAGCGATCGGGACGATCAGCTGTGTGGCGGCGACGATCAGGGGGTGGTCGCGGTCGAAGACGAGGGTCTGCGGGTCGCGGCGCATCACCCACTCGCCGGTGTCGGGTTCGCGGACGAGTTCGACCCATACCCAGTCGGCGCCGTCGTACTCGGGGAGGCAGTGCATCTGCCAGGCGAGCTGCCGGATCTCGTACGGCGTCGGGCCGGTGACGACCTTGTTGTGCTTTGCCTTCGTCTCGACGATCCGAGCGCGGCGGGTGCCGTCGACCGTGGCCGCGTACCTGCGGTTGTCCGGGTGGTGCACGAACAGGCTGTTCGGCTCCGCGCCGGCATAGGCGAGCATCAGCGGCTCCCACCGGTGCCCGGACGCCGTGGTCTCGTTCCCCGAGAAGGTGCGCGGCTCCAGGATCTGCCGCACGTACGTCTCGACCGATCCCGGCTTCGCGAACTTCCCGGCCGTCGACGATCCGATGACCTTTCCCGCGCCGTGCAAGGCGAGCCACGACTCCCGGTCGTTCGAGTCCGCGAGCGTCCGATCCAGGACAGCAAGGGCGCTCACTGCGTCACCTCGACGATCTGGAGCTGGACCAGGTGAACGTTCCGGATCTGCTCGCCCTGCTCGATGAGCTTGAGCAGCCCGTCGCGCTGGCCGTGCGTCTCGTGCCGGGATGCCACCTTCTCGACCGGGCACCATGCCGAGTCGAACGGGCCGATCATCTCCCACGACAGCCGCCAGGTCTCCTTGTCCTGCTCGACGTACGGTGCGCCGCAGACGCAGAACGCATCCTTCTCGCTCCGCAGCTCGGGTGTGGTGCGAGATCCGGACCACACGGCCGAGTGGCCCATGGCGTCCGGCTGCGCCGCCGAGCACACATACTGCGTGTACGGCTTGAGGACGTTCGACTCGATGTGCTCGCCGCCGTCGTAGGTGTGTCCGCAGTCCCGGCAGAGGCGCTTTCCGCCCTGCCAGTTCGTGCTGAATGCGAAGTCGTGCGGTTCCATCACGCCACCGCCTCGTCTGCCAGAGCACCGTCGCGGACGGTGAACCCGATCTGGCGGGATTCGTCGCGGTCGCGCTCTACGAGGACCGTGTAGCCGCGCTCGTCGGCGACTTCACGGATGGCGGCGAACGAGTCCGCGTCGAGCAGGTCGCCGTCCTTGACGATGACGAGCTTGAGCTTCGGATCGCCAGCGGTCGCGATCGCGAACGCGACCCGGCGGCGCATGGCCGAGTTGACCTGACCGAACGGGACGCCGTCGAAGGTGACGCCGTCCTCGTCGACCGAGAGGCCCGCGACCGGGAACTCCGCCTTGGCGAGGCCGTCGCGCTTCGTCTTCTCAATCGCATCCAGTGCGACCTGAGCGCCAGCGTGGAGGTGCTGAGCGGCGGCGAGATCCGCCGCGGTGCGCTCGTACGCCTTCCGGTCCCGCACAGCCTGGTTGACCGCGTCGAGATTGCGCAGGCGCTCCTGGATAGGCTCGGTGTCGACCGGTGCCGGGAGCGCATTCAGGCGTCGGAGCGCGCCCTCCTGCTGATCGCCGATCTGCTCGCGCTCGGCGATCAGAGCCTCGATCTGGCGGGTCAGTCGGTCGTACTCGGCGGCGAGGCTGTCGTACATCTGCTGCGCTGCTTCGGCATTCCGCTGAGCGAGACGCGCGGCGTCGAGCTCGGCGAGGATCTCCGCGGATGCGATCTCCTCAGCGGGCGCGTCGACTGCGGGCTTTGAGAGAGACGCGAGCGCGCCCTCGAGGCGCTTGACCTCGCGGCCTGCTTCGAGGCGGCGCTGCTCGGCGCCCGCCTTCTCACGGCTGAGGGTGTCGAGGTCAAACGGCAGCTCGACCTTCGCGAGGAGTGCGTCGCGCTGCTTCTTCTCGTCGAGGTTGAGGAACGCGACCGGGTCGAAGATCGCCCCGCCGAGGAGAGAGGCGACGACCTCGGACGGCTTCGAGTACTTCGCACCGTCTAGCGCCTCTACCTGGAGTGTCCCGGCCGTGCCGTTCTTCGTCCAGCGGCGCGAGATCCGCAGCTGCAGTTCCTCGTCGGTGTACTCGGCGCGGGCTTCGTCCGCGCCATCACGGATCGGCTTCGGGGTGAGCTTCGAACCCTTCGGGTCGAACAGTTCCGTGATCGCGTCGATGAACGACGACTTGCCAGCGCCGTTGCCGCCAGCGATGACGACCAGGCTCCCTGAGGGGGAGAGGTCGATCTGTCGGACGCCCTTGTAGTCAGAGACCGAGAAGTGCTTACTCATGGGTGCGTGCCTTTCGAGAGTTGGGATCGGACCGGGCGAACTTGCCGAAGGTCCAGCAGATGAAGAAGACGAGGGAGACGATCGCGAGGAGCAGGACCGTCGAGGGCCATCCGAACGGGGCGAAGGGGATGCCTCCGAGGCAGATGAGCAGCCACAGGATCGCGACCCACCGGAGCAGGATCATCGGATCCGCTCCGCCCATCGGTGACGGCAGTTGTCGTACGGGCACTCCACATCGACGAACACCGGGTCCGGGCCATCGATGACGAACGCGCAGCCCGCGCGGCCACAGTCCGGGCAGACGGTCTCGAGGAACGCCGCGTCGAACCGGCTCGGGTTGAACTCGGCCCGCTCCTCCTTGACGGCCTTCGCAGCACCGAACACATCGGGCTCGAACTCCTCGGGGCGGACGTCTTCGTTCACGGCCGACCCCCGCGAGCGACGCGCAGAAAGGAGTCGCGCAGGACGGTCAGAGGTGACGTGACCGGGGCAGCGTCGGCCGCCGTGCCCCGGTCAGCCGTGCCGGAATCCCCAGCCGGCGAGCCGACCACCACGGTCGACTGGTTTGCGATGTGGCTCGCCGCGGGACGCGGGACGGCCTCAGAAGGTATGATCTGGGTGAGCATCTGTAGTGCTCCTTTCATTTCGTGAAGCGCCCTCGTTCCAGCGGGGGCGCTTCCGTTTTCAGGCCGCGATGAGTCCGCGGTCTGCGGCGATCTGCGAGGCGAGGACGTCGACCGATGGGCCGTCCGCCCGCCACACGCGCTCCGCCGCCTGTCGAGGGGTGAGATCGCGAGTCGTCTCGGCGATCTCGGCGATCACGAGACCGAGGTCCCGCAGCGCCTCAGAACGGGTCTTCATGAAGCCACCGCCAGCGATTCGTCCTCGACGATGTCGAAGACCTCACCGAGGCCCATGCCGAACGTCGTGCAGAACGACGCCATGAATCCGCCCGACGGCTGTGTGCCGCCCATGACGCGGCGAAGCGTCATTCGGTCGCACCCGACGAGCCGCGCGAACGCGTCCTCGGAAGTGATCCCGCGCGATTCACGCAGACGCTGAATCAGTCCGTCCTTGATGCGGATGGAGTGTGCCATTCCTTCTCCTTTCCATGTAGCAGCCCTGCATCATGTTGAGGCAAGTCTGACACAGAAAGGCCAGGCTGTTAAGCGAATCTGACTCAGTGTCACAAAGTTGTGTAGCAGTTTCGCCGTATATCAAGCGAAAACGCTTGACGTTGATGCAAAGTTGCTACAAGCTGGATCCATGGCACCCAACGATCTAGTCGAGTACTTCCGCATCCAGACGCAGGAGCGAAGCGTCCGCGCGATCGCGCTCCGCGCTGGCCTCGACCAGTCCACGCTCAACAGGCAGCTCAACGGCACGACCTCGCTCACCGTCGAGACCGTCGTCGCGATCGTGCGCGCATACGATCTCGACTTCGCAGACACGTTCGTCGCCGTCGGGTTCATCACCGCGGACGAAGCGCGTCGATTCAGCCGCAGCTTCGCCCTCGCCGATTACAGCGACCAAGACCTCACGCTCGAGATCGTCCGCCGCGTGAATAACGGCGCAGCCACAGCCACACTCACGGAGCCGATCGCCCCCGCAGTGATCGACGAAGTCCTCTCAGAGCGCGCGCCCACCGCACACGATGAGGTGCCGTACATCGGTCGCATCCCCGCCGACGAGCTCCCGGAGAAGATCGCGGCCGACAAGCGCCGCAAGCGAGCGGATCACCCGCACGCGGAGTGAATGTCCCCAGCAGGGGCGAGAGTGTTCGGACTGGCTTGGAGGGGGACAGGTGCGTGAACTACTAGCTCACGCGGCACGCATGGGCGTCTCCGTGCACGTCGCGCATCTCCCGTCCCCGTACCGCGGCTGGTTCGATATCGAGCGCTCACAGGCCGTCTACGACTTCGACCTCACGCCCGTCGAACAGGTCGTGGTCCTCGCGCACGAACTCGGACACGCGCATCACCAGCACGCGTGCGAAGACAACCCCGATCACGAGCGCCTCGCCGACATCTATGCCGCGCGGCTCCTTATCCACCCCGAGGACTACGCACGCGCCGAACGTGTGAGTCATGACCTCGAGCACATCGCCGACGAGCTCGGCGTCACCCCCGAACTCATCAGCACCTACCAAACTCACTGCCTCACCCGGCTCCGCGGCGTAACCTACGCCGCGCCCAAAATGGGCGTCGGGCAGTGGCGATTCCGGAGCGCACATGCGTAACCTTCGCGCCGTCACCGAGACCGCACCCCGCGCGATCATCTACCTCCGCCAGTCCGTCCACCGCGAGGAATCGATCAGCCTCGAGCTGCAGGAGATCGCCTGCCGCGACTACTGCGATCGCGCCGGATACACCGTCGTCGCCGTCGAGGCTGACCCTGGCATCTCGGGCCGCACCTGGAACCGACCTGCCGTGCAGCGGACCATGGCAGCGATCGAGGAAGGCAGCGCCGACGTCGTAATCCTCTGGAAGTGGTCGCGCCTGTCGCGCTCACGGAAGGACTGGGCCCTCGCGATCGACCGGGCGGACATCGCGGGCGGGAAAATCGAGTCCGCGACCGAGCCCATCGACACGGCCACGGCCTCGGGGCGCTTCGCCCGCGGTGTGATGACCGAGTATGCGGCGTTTCAGTCCGAGCAGATCGGCGAACAGTGGGAGGAAGTCAGACAGCGTCGACTCAAACTCGGCCTCCCGGCATCCGGCAGGCTCCCGTACGGCTGGCGATGGGTCGAAGGCGGCGGCATCGAACCGCACCCCGACCAGGCGCCGCTCGTCGTCGAGATGTACTCCCGATACCTCGCCGGCGACGGCTCCGCCCTCATCGCGAAGCGCCTCAACGATCGCGGAGTGCCAGCGCCGAACGGCGGCGCATGGAGGCGCGCGCGTCCCCTCGTCGTCATGGACTCGCCCGTGCACGCAGGCTTCATCCCTTATCGGGGGAGCACCTACGACGGTCAGCACGAGCCGATCATCGACGCCGAGACATGGAGCGCGTACCAGGCTGAACGTCAACAGCGACGCGAGGCCGGCACCAGACCGCGCGAGTACGCACATCTCCTCTCGAACCTGATGATCTGCGGGTGCGGAGCCCGGATGCACGGCAAGGGCAGCATCACGGGAGGAAAGCTCTACCGGGGGTACATGTGCGGCGATCTCCACAAGACCCACGAGGGGCGCGCCTACGTTTCCGCGCTGACTATCGAACCGCTCGTGATCGACTGGCTCATGGCGTTCGACCCCGAGGTCGACACGACCCGCGACGTCACCTCACAACGTGCCCGCCTCGACGCCGTCACCCGCGAACAGAACGCGCTCGAAGTCGAGCTCGTCACCCTCACCAGGCAGCACACGCGAGGTGTCATCCCTGAGGCCGCATACGTCCGCGCGTCGGCAGATATTGAGGGTGAGCTGCAGCGGCTCCGGCAGGAGGAAAGACAACTCGCCGCGGCGGCGCGCGCGGTCCCCGGACGCGAGCAACTCGCGACACTCCGGAAGACCTGGCGCGAAGCGACGATGTCCGAACAGAACCGGGCACTGCGGCAGGTGGTTGCCTCCGTGCGAGTGGCCGACGAGGCTGGGTCTCGATTCGAGATCCGAACGACGTGGGGGAGTTCGTCGATTCTGTCCCGATAACGGTCATTACCCGTACATAACCGACAACGCCCGGAATGAGAGAGTCGATATGCTCGCGATCATGAAGACACGCCCCATCGTCGCTATCACCCTCGCTGCGCTGCTCGTCGCCAGCCTGACTGGGTGCTCGGGCGGCGCGTCTCTCGACTCGGTCGCCGAGGATTGCGGCGGCAGTTCAGCCGGGGTGAACGTGGACGACTCCGGCGTCATGGTCACCATCGGATCCACCAACGAGGCTCTGCTGTGCGTGGTGCCAAAGGTGTTCTCTGACAAGTCCGACCAGTACGCGGTCGCTCTGCTCGCGGATGAAGGGATCGGCCAGTCGTCGACCATCGATGGGCGCGAGGTCAAGACCGGGGAGCTCGGCGGATCCGCATTCGTGTTCATCGGCGCGAAGTAGGTATGGGCGTCGGCGCCCCCGCCTAGACTCGACTTTCGTCTCGGCCGGAGAAAGAACCCGGTCATGCCCTCTCATGGACTCTCTCACGACGCGATCCTTCGCATCGACATCGGATGCGTGATGTCCCGGAACAGGTACGCGCGCGACCCCGCTCCGATCATCGCCGAGCTATATGCCACTGCTGGTAATCGCGTGGAGCTGCTCGCCGAGGAGATCGGCCTTTGGGTCGGGTTCTACGAGGACGACACAACGCGGCCGCTCACAGATGCGCTGCGCGCGCTGCCGCTGGACCTCGACGCCTGGATAGAGCGCGGTCAGCAGCGGAGTCTGAGCGGCACGCACTCGACGCGCGGTTTCGTCTCTCCGGCCGCCGGTCACGCGTAACGACGAAAGACCCCCACCCAGCCGGAGTGGCTGGGTGGGGGTCGGTCAGGCTGGCGGCCATATCGGGGGGCGCGGTGGCCGCGGTCGGGCGAGTGGTGTCGGGAGTGGCCGTGACCGGATGACAGGGGCCGCGGGCCTGTGCGAGGTCGGCGTCAGGACCATCCGAGAGACCCGGGGGCCTCGTGGCGTTCCGATGACGTGCGACTCGGAGGCCACCAGGCCGCTCGCTGGCGACTGAGCGACAGCCGCGCCGGTGATCGCGCTTGAGCCGACGATGCGACCCTCGATCGGATGAACCGATTCCGGGCTACCGGTCAGCGCAGACGTCGCCTGGACGATCCCCTCGGCGGCCTCGGGGGCGAGAACCTCGGGTGTGCCGTCGATCGTCGAGAGTGCCGCGACCATCCCTGAGGCGGGATGGCGCGCGGATGGGGCGCCCGTCGTCGAGCTGACGGCATCGGCCACACCGACTGCTGGGTGACGCGAGCCGGGAGACCCGCTCGCCTCGGTCGTTGCAGCGGTCGTGCCCGCCGCAGGGGTGCGCGCAGCCGCGGTGCCCTGGACGGTCGTGGAGGACGCCGCTGCACCTGTCGCGGGAGCCCGGGTGCCCGGCGAGCCTGTGACGGTCGACGTCGACGCGGCCCTGCCTGATGCGGGGGAGGACCCTGGCGCCGGGATCAGGATCTGCAGGCCGACGCCGTTGAGCGACGCGTTCGTTCCGTGCGTGATCTCGAGGTTGCCCGTCGCGCCGGACGCGATCAGCTTCTGCCAGGCGGTGACCCACTCGATCTCGGCGCCCGCCGTCGGGCCCTCGGTGATCTCCGCTGCCAGCGCGAAGCCGTTCGCGGCCGTGACCGTGTACCCGCCGAGCGCGTTGCTCGCCTCGCCGGTGAACGCGAATGCGAGCCCCGACGTCGCCGCGTTGAGGCTGAGCGCGACGAGCGGCCCCTGAGAGCCGCCGTTCTCTCCACGGATCCAGCTCGCGCCGACCTGGATATCTGCCTCTGCTGTGACCGAGTGGCCGCGGACGGCGAGCTCGGCCCATTTCGCATTCGCGGATCCGCCCTGCGTGAGCGTGTAGACGCTGGCGGGGTCGGCGGGGTTGTAGATCCGCACGTACACCGCGAACGACCGGGTGTTGACGGAGCGCGCCCCGTATCGCCACCAGCCTTTCGCGGCGTGGTCAGTGGTCGCGGCGGTGGATGCGCCCGCGAGCCACGGGACCACGAGCAGGTCGCCGGCCGCGATCTCCGCCGGGGGCACGATGGTTGAGGTCGTGCCCCCGGGGTTCTTGCGGGTCGTCGCCGCGATGAGCGTCGCGCCCATGAGTCACCCCTGTCAGTCGAGGCTGATGGCCGCGGCCCCGACGGCCCACGTGATTGAGGAGCCGGTAATGACGGGGATCGGGGTAGGGATCGCCTGCCAGTCGGTGCGCTGCGTGCCGCCTGTCGCCGCCGACATGATCGCGAAGTGTGAGACCGGGTTCGCCCCGCTTGCGCCGGTCGACCCGGCCGAGGTCAGCGCGTTGGTATTCGCCTTCACGCTCGGCGTCGCGTTCGTCGCAGCAGCCCACCCGGTCGCACCGATCGGGGTACGCGCGATCAACGCAGACTCGGACGTGCCATTCTGCGAGTACGCGATGTGGTCCGTCGCCCCGGTGAGGGGGAAACGGGCGTCGAGCGTGGCGACCTGCTCGGCCTGAGAGAGCCCGGGCATGGTCAGGCCTTCCCTTCATCGCGCGTCCATGTGCCGTCGACCTCGACCATCGCGAGGGCCGGGGAGGGGTCGTTCGGGAGGGTGGCGAGGATGAGGCGCACGAGGGACGTGAGCGCGGAGATCAGAGCGGCCTGCACGACGGTCGACCATGCAACGTCAGAGAGCAGCACGGCTCCGAGGAAACCGGCAGCGAGGGCCTGGGCGAAGGTCTTCACGGTGCGCTCGACAGCGGCCAGCCACCACGGCAGGTCGACGCCCTCGGTCTCGGGGAGACCGGCGAGCGAGGTCGCGAGGGAGGCGAGGAAGCCGAGACCGGCGGCCGACAGGATCGTCAGCCATGCGATGTCGGCGATCAGCGCGCCGCCGAGGTACGGCAGGGCGATCGCGAGAGCGGTGTACAGGGCGCGCAGTGCGGCGTCCTTCCACCAGGAACGGGAGGTGAGCTTGCTCATGGGAGAACTCCTTCGAGGGGTGAGGTGGTGCACGTGCCCGCGTCTGCGGTCACGCCGTCGGTGTAGGTGACCGTCCAGCGGCCTGTGGTGTCGTCGCAGTAGGTTGAGGCGATCCCTCGCCCGGGAGGCCCTTCGGGACCGACGGGACCGACAGGACCGATGGGACCCACAGGCCCGACTGGACCTTCGGGACCGACAGCGCCGTTCGTGCCGTTGACGCCATTGGTTCCGTTCTGACCGGGGTCACCACGGCACGCCAGGGCGAAGCTGGAGCAGTAGTTCGCGAGCGCAGTGGCGACCTGAGCATCCGTCGCGTCGGCGCCCGCGTCTCCGCGTGGTCCACGCTCACCCACCGGCCCCGCAATGGTCTGCGGGTCTTCTCCGTCCGGGGTCGCACCGAGCGAGAGGATCTGCTCGTACAGCCGTGTCGCGTTCTCCTGCGACGCCACGAGATCATCGGTGAGCGCCGAGATCGTGTCGTCCTTGTCGGCGATGATCGCGTTCTTCTGTCCGACACGCTCCGTCAGTTCGGTGAGGCGCTGGTGCTGGTCGGTCACAACCCAGACGGTGAACCCGACGAGCGCAGTCGCGAGCACACCGATCAGGACATAGAACACCAACTTTGCGCGGATCGCTCTAGTCATCTCAGCCTCCAAACAGTGCTCTGCCGAACGCGGCCACGAGCCCGAGGATCGCGCCGAGAATAGACAGCGCGACGGCGCTCATCGTGGCGTACTTGCGGGCTTCCATCCGGTCCTCGACGGTCTGTAGCCGGTCGCGGACTTCCTTGACGTCTTCCTTGCGCTCCTTGCGCTCAGCTTCGTCAGCAGCGCGCCGCTCCGCGGCTTCCTTCTCGACCGCTCCGGTGAGGTTCGAGATGCGCTGATCCGTGTGCGACTGGTCGGTCCGAGTCGCCATGTTGAGCTTGATCTCAGTGACGTCGTCCTGCACGTTCCGGATCCGCTCCACGATGACCGGCATCGAGGGTTCCTCAGCCATCGGAACCCCCGACCCCGTGAGCGCCCGCCATCAGTAGCCGAGCTTCTGCCACGTCTTCGTCCCCACGATGCCGTCGGGGTAGAGCCCCTTCTTCTTCTGGAACGCGATGACTGCGGCGCGGGTCGCGGGCCCGAAGATGCTGTCTTGTCGCAGGCCGAGCTTGCGCTGGATGATCTTGACCAGTGCGCCGCGCGATCCCTGCCGTACGACCGCGCGCCGGGAGACGACGATCGCGTTGTACGCGGTGTTCGTCTTCGGCCCCCAGATCGCATCCGGGGTGAGGCCCACACTCTTCTGGAAGGCGCGGATCGCGGCGTAGGTCTTCGGTCCAGGGATGCCATCCACGAACAGGCCGTGGCCGAGAGTGTTCAGCGCGCGCTGGATGCCCTGCCACTGCGCCTTCGTGAAGCCCTGCTTCCCACCACCGGATGCGGTGCCCGCGACGAATGCCTCGAAGTCAAGGGTTTGCGAGAACGGGAGACCGACGCGGTCACGGAGCGTGACGTGAACGTGCGGGCCGTAGTGCCGGTCCTTCCCAAAGCCGCTCGCTCCGCTGAGCACGAGGCCCTTCTCGCCGCGCTTGAACGTATCGCCGACCTTCGCCATGATGCGCTGGGCATGGATCCAATCGACCACGTTCCCGTCGACGAGGAGCATCGAGATGCGACGGCCCTCGGCGCCTGTGTTGTTTCCGTCGACCAGGATCACGCGGCCGTCATACGGCGCTCGCAGGTCGGTGTTCATCGCGGTCTTGTAGTCGGTGCCCGGTTCGGCGCTGTGACGCGCGACGTGCGCGGCGCGGTTGTCGGAGATCCCGACGTCGGCGGGGGTGAGGTAGCTCATGGTGTGTCCTCTCCTGAGGGTGTGTCGTCGGGGTCGGTCGGAATGTGTGCGAGCAGTGCCTGCGCATGCATGGGAAAGTGCAGGGCGAGATGGAACGCGATCTCCTGCGAGGAGTCCTCGGGGAGCCCCGCCCTGGTCATGACGTCCAGCAGCTGTTGCATGAGTGCTTCGTCCATCAGGCCCACCTCACTGGTCGCACTTGGATCTGGGAGTAGTTGGCGACGTTCGATCCCGCCGCGGGTACGGCGCTTCGCCGCGCGTAGAACGTGAACGTCGTCGGCACGCCGCCCGGGAGCAGGACGCGCTTCACCGGTGTCTTCATCCCGACAACGCCGGTCGCAAACGTGAACGGCGTCCAGTGCGCCACCGGCGTCAATCCGTCAGGTGGCGCATCCGGGGACAGAGAGAGGCCGCCGGAGATATTGACGCCGATCATCGTGTAGTTCACGGTCGTCTGATTGGTGCTCGCCGCGACCATGGCGCTGGCCTCGACGTCGACCCACATCGCCGCCTCAGGGGTGATCGTCAACGCGAGGCCCGCCTGCCACGATCCGGCTCCACCTGTGATGAGGAACGACGCAGCACCGTTGACGTACTGCACACCAGGGAGGGCGCGGGTCTCTCGAAGCCCCGCGGCCTGAATCACGATCACCCGACGGTGCTGTTCAACACACAGCACTCGATCGCCGACACGCAGCGACGGGAGTGCAGTCTGCGGCGTGAGTGGCAACGGGACCGCGTCACCGTCGAGCGTCACTCGAAGCGGACTTGCTTGGGCGACCGTGCCCCACCGGATCACCGGTGTGAGGTCGACCCGTGCCCACAGCTTCTCGATCTGACCGAGGACAGGCCGCAGAAGATCCTGGAGAGGTGCGAGCAAGGAACTCATCAGGTGACCTCCCGCCACTCGGCCCGCACGTCGGTGTCGAAGTCGAAGTTGAACGACATGCGTTGCACAGTGGCGAGGCGCCGGCGGCCGTCCTCAGGGGTGAACGCGACGAGATCATTCGGGTCGAGCTGCAGCATCGTGTGGGTGACGGTGAGGCGCGCGACGGGCGTCATCCCCTCGGCGAGCTTCTTCGCTGCGTACTGATCGAAGACGGCCTGTGTCGTCCCCTCGACGCCCTTCTCCGTGGCCGTGATCCACCGTCCGCGCGCCTGGTACGAGTACGGGGATGCGGGGTTCTCATTCGTCGCGACGCCGACGAGCGGTGGTGTCTTCTCATCGCCCTGACCGATCGCGAGGAACCGGTTTGGCACGGACGTGTTGTCCTGGCTCCGCTCCCACTCCGGGAAATGCACGCTGGCCTGTCCGTGTGCGAACTCGAAGCTCACGGGTCGGGATGCCGGGTCAACGTACGGTTCAACCCGAAACAGCCCCGAGCCGTCGCACCACAAGCTCCAGTAGCCGGCGGCCTGCAGAAGGTCATTGATGACCGTGAGCTTCGACGTGCCCGCCTCCCACGTCAGACCTGCCGTGAGCGTCGCAGTCGAAGCGGTCGCAGCGATCCGCTTCTCACCCGTCGACTCGATCAGTGCGACCACTGTCGCCACGATGGGCGTGCCGACGGCGAGGGTGTATCGATCTTCGACCGTGTCCTCGTTGATGACGTTCATCTTCGTCAACAGGCCGACGGTGAACGAGACGCCGACCTCGGTGTGCTGTTCCTCCGGAGAGGTGAGCAGGAAGGTCCCGGTCGGCCACGACCGCACGCCGTCCGAGTAGATGACCTGGACGCGATGCCGCATCCAATCGATGTCGTCAGCCCTGTCGAGCTGCAACGACCCCGAGCCTCCGAGCACGCTCTGCGCAACGATCTGCTCAGACCCGCCGGTCACCCCGTCCAGGGTGCCGAGGGGCTGATCCTCGCTGTCGAGCAGCTCGAAGGCCCAGGTGATCATCGCGTGGCCTCCGTGAGCTTGAACGAGTACGACCAGTAGGCGTTCCAGCCGGTCGCGGTACGACCGGCGCCAATACGGGGGAGCGGGATATCGCCGATGACGCCATACACGCGCCGACCGTCGGGGTCGCGGAACAGGAACAAGTCCGTTTCAATCTGGGCGAGGAGAGTGAGGTCGTCGGGGCTGGCGGTGTTCTCGTCGTCGTCCCACACGGTTCCGGACACGCTGATCTCGAGGCTCACCCCTTCGCCCGTGAGAGCGACCGGCTTCGCACGGCCGGCGTATCGCTTGAGCGCGCGCTGACGACCGCCCGTGTGCTGCACGTCGGGGTTCCATGGCAGGCGCGCCGTGACGCTGAACCCCTGACCGCCGGCCAGCCAGAGCGCGTCAGAGCGAGCTTCGACTGTCAACTGGTAGACCGACGCGGCGCCCTCTGCGGTCAGCGCGGTCGCCCGGTACAGGTTGTCGCCGTGCGACAGGCACTCACGGTCGAGGAGAACCGACTCCTCGGTGATCTGCACTAGCAGTTCCCACGTCTCACCGTCATCGATGGAGCGTTCGACGATGACGGCGACGGTTGCGACCGCTTCCGGGTCGTCGCCGGGTGAGATCGTGAGCTCAACCGCTCCTTGCTCCTCATCCCAGCTGCCGTCGATGTCGGGCACGGCCGGGGGGTCGAAGACCACCGCGAAGTCCTCAACGGCCCATTCTGACCAGGCTTCGCCGGTCGCAGCTCGCACCCGCACGGACCACTCGCCTGCCGTGAGCCGCTGTTTCAGGACGACAGAGGTCGCTGCTCCCGAGCCGGTCTGCGACTCGACAGTGTCGCCGGCCGCGTTGACGAGCTCTACCTGCCAGGCCGACTGCGGACGCCCCTGGGCCTGCAGCCACGACCACTGAACCGGAAGGATCGACGACTCCCACTCGGAGTCCGGTTGAATCACAGCGACGCCAGGACGGTCGATCACGGTTGCGGTAGCGGTCGACGACCACGCCGAGAAGTTCGGGTGCGCACCCTTGGTGCGAACCTGCCACTCCCGCGAGCCCGGAGTGAGCGCGATGTCACGCACGGATGCGGTCGTTCCTGAAACGGTCGTCCACGTCGTGTCGCCAACGGTGCGGTAGTGCAGCTCGTAGCTCGCCTGCGGCGACGCGTCGACAGCGTTGTGCGTCCACGCGAAGCGAACAGGAGCATCGCTCACGACGACCGCGCCGTTCGGAGAGAGGCCGGTCGGCGCGTTCGGCGCAGCGAGGATCTGGACCGTGTTCGACGGCTGCGACATCGCGCTCGTGAGGCCCTGCCGGACGCCCTTCATCGTGTAGGTGTGCGGCACGTTCGGGTTCGGGTTGACGTGCGTCCACGGCAGGTAATCCACGTACCACGGGAGGAACTCGCCGTTGTCGTAGATCTCGTAGGAATCGACCCACGCGGTCCCGTCCTCGGTGAACCGGGTGTCGACCTCGATATTGTTGCCGACACGTCGTGCCACCAGATGCGTCGGAGGCGCGGGTGTCGTGTAGATCAGCGCGATGTTCGACCATGCCGACTGGCCCGCGGCGGTGCGACCCGCCACGCGGTACTCGTACTGGTGATCGAAAGACGTATTCAGATCGGTGAAGGTGTAGGCGTTCCCCGAAGCGATCCCGATCTGCTGCCACGCGCCGTTATCGACGCGACGCTGGACCACAACACTCGTGTACGTCGCGTTGCGACTCCAGTTCAGCTGCTGGAATTCCTCGTTGATGCGCGTCGGAGTCAGATTGGTCGGCGCGGCCGGCTTGGCACGGTTGATCGACACCGACAGCGATGCGGCGCCGCCGAGTCCCTGAGTGCCAGTGGCCTGCTGCGACAGGGTCGCGGTCCCGCTCGCAGTGAACGAACGGGTGGCGAGCAGCTTCGTGCCGAATCCCGCCGAGAGCGTGGTCGTGTACGCGGTGCCGTTGATCGAGAACCGGTAGGTGCCCACATTCGTGGCGGGGTCGCTGCACAGCACGTAGTAACGAACGGTCGTGCCGTCGTCCGTGATCCGCAGCGTTCCAGCGGATCCGACGCTCTTGTCGACCATGTGTACTCCTCAACGAGAGGCGACCCGCCCTGATCGGGCGGGCCACCGGGCCGGGTGGGGGTGATTCAGCGTGCGAACTGCGACGTGATCGCCGCAGCGGAGGGGAACGCGCCAGCAACGACCTGAGTTGCCACGCGACGTGCCGTCGCGGTGAGAGGCGTGCCCTCGATGACGAACACGAACTGGTCGCCGTCCCGAAGCCCGAGTGATCCAGGCGCCGTGACTGCCGACCCGGATGCGAAGCGGCTGGCACCTGCCGGAAGGTAGGTGCCTCCGAGGCGTGCTGCGGTCTCGGCCATGACGGCCTCGGATCGTGCACGCTTCGACGGGGCTAACGGAATGTACGCCTCGCCGCCGGTCTCGTCCTCAGCCCACACGCGCCATTCGCCAGCGCGGGCGATCTGCGCGACGTGATGCTCAGAACGCCCGCCATTCGCGAAGAACGACACAGGAGGCCGAATCCCACCGTCGGCGAAGTTCACGATCCCGCCGTCGGCCTGCGTGATTCCACCAGCACCGCCGAGCCCCTGCCCGACACGCGATGTGCCGATCTTCACGATGATCTCGCGGCCCGTGTTCCGTGAGATGTACGAGTCGATCGCAATCTGCGCGCTCGCGGTCTCCGCGATGACCTTGACGTCCTTCTTCGACGGAAGCTGGAACACCCGATCAGCGAGAGCCTTGACTTCATCGGCGTTGAATCCAGCCGCGACGGCTGAGTTGATGAACGCCTCGCGCTGCGAAACGAGTGTCGAGTAGTACTTGTCGCTCGCGTCCTTCGCGGACATCGTCTGGAGGTCAACCTCGAACTGCGCGGCAGCGGCATCCTGCGCGGACTGTGCGACGCCCGACAGCATCTCCGCATTCGCGGATCCAGCGACGGTCGACTCTTTCAGCGAGACGCCCATCTTGTCCGCCTGCTCGGCGATCGCTGCGATGGACTCCTGGTACTCGGCATTCGCGCTGACCGCGTCCTGGTTGATCCCGTTGATCTCGTTGATCTGATCGATGAGATCCTGGAGCTGCGAGTTCAGATCCTCGACGGACTCGGCCTCAGCCATGTACGCCTCTGCGGCGGTCTGCGAGACCTCCGCGCCTTCTTCGGTGACCTCGTTCTTCTGCTGCGCCTGTTTCGTGCCGTTGGCGTAAGCCTCGGTCTCAGCATTGAGGCTCTCCTGGAGAACCGAGGCGGCCTCCGCGAGCTCGAAGTTCGCGTCCTTCGCTGGCTTCCAGTTCTCGTCGAGACCCTTCTGAATCGCCGCGTTGACCTTCTCGAGCGCATCGGCGTTACCGGTGGCGGCGTCCGCAACGGTGTTGAGGCTGAGGCCGAGCTTCTCTGCCGCATCTGCCGCGCTGCCACGATTGATCCAGAGGAACGACTTCTCGGCGACCAGGTTGTCAGCCGCGAGGCTACGAGCGGCATCCGCTCCCTGCTCGATCGCGTCGGCATACGACTCGGCCTTCTGGCGAGCCTCCGCCTGCGCAGCCATGAGCAGTCCGACGACCGTGATCACGCCAGTCAACGCCAGACCGGCCGCACCGCCGAGAAGGGCTGTGCGGTTCATGCTGACGTTCGCCGTGTCGAGAGCGCCCTTGAGTTCGATGAACTTCGCTCGCGCGCCGACAGCGCCGCCGGCGAACAGCAGCATCGCCGCGGCGGCGACGCCGATCACGAGGGCCGTCGTCTGAATCGGTGCGGGCGCTTCGCCGTACATGTCGACGAGCGCGGTGAGCGACTGGACCATCGAGCGGAGCACATCGTTCGCGCCGGATCCGGTCTTGATCAGAGCAGTGTCGAAGGCTCCGCCGAGCTTCTCGACGTCGCCAGCGAGGTTGTCCTGCCGCATCGCAGCCTGGTCGGCCGCGTAGGAAGCATCGTTGACGTTGTCCGTCCACTCGGAGATCTTCTCCGCACCGCCCTGGTACAGAAGGGTGGCGGCGAGCAACGACTCGTTGCCGAAGATGCGACCCATGGCCGCGTTGCGCTCCTCCTGGGTGAGGCTTCCAAACGCCTTCTGCATGTTGCCCGCAACCTGTGCCGCGGTGAGCATGTTGCCGTTCGCGTCGTAGATCGTGAGCCCGTACTTCTCCATCGTCTTCGCGGCGATCGACGACGGTGACTGGAGTGCCGCGAGCACGCCGCGAAGCGACGTTCCCGCCTTCTCGCCGAGGATTCCCTGGGTCGCGAAGTACGACAGGGTGCCGGCGGTCTCGTCCAGACTCCAGCCGGCCTGAGCTGCCAGGGGGCCGACGTACTGCAGAGCGAGAGCGAGATCGTCCACGGAGCCCTGAGCCTTGCCGGCACCTGCGGCGAGGACGTCGGCGACGTGCGCGGACGACTCTGCCTTGAGCCCGAACTGGGTGAGGGTGGTCGCCATGATCTCCGCGGAGCGTGCGACCTCGAGCTGACCTGCCGCAGCGAGGGCGAGAGCACCGTTCAGCGATCCGCCCACAATCTCGGAGACGGTGAGACCCGCTTTGGCGAGCTCCTCCTCAGCGGCGGCGGCCTCGCGAGCCGAGTAGGCGGTGTCCGCCCCGGCCTCGAGGGCTGCCTCGCCGAGGGCGCGCTGCTCGTCGGCGGTCGCCATGGTCGCGGCGCGCACATTCGACATCGCGGCGCCGAACTCCGTGCTCTTGGCGACGGCGAGACCAACAAGAGCACCGATCGCGGTACCCGCGACGAGCATGGCCGCCGACAGCTCCTTCGCCGCGGCGATCTGCTGCTCGGTCGTGGCCTTCTGCTTCGTCTGCTCCTCGGACGCCTTCTTCGACTTCTTGCCGACCTCCTCGGTCGACTTAGCCTGCTCGTCGAGTGGTCCCTTCGCGGCCTTCGCCTTCTTGCCCGCCTCGTCCGTCGCGGTGCCGAGGCCGTCGACCTTGCCCTTCGCGGACTGAGCCGCGGTGCCGGTCTTCTCGATCGCGGCCTTCGCGTCAGCCTGGTCCTGACGGAAGACCTGCGCGCCGATCGTCTGGATCTTGAACTGCAGAGCTCCGGCGCTGAATGCACTCATCGTCTACCGTCCTTCGAAGCCAGGTGCCGTCGATCTTGAGAAGGCGCTCGATCGCACCACGCACGAAATGCCAGGTGCGGGTGTCAAGCGCGCGATCGAGGTCAGGGATGAGATTGTGCTGGGCCAGGTCGAGTTCGATCTCGCCGTACAGCTCGGGGAAGGCGAGCAGCCAGAGATCTTTCGCAGTGATCGCGGTCACGGGAGCGGACGCCGCCTGAATGGCAGCGTCGCGCTCCTCCTTCCACCTGGCCGGGTAGAGGTACTCCGGGTAGACGCCGTGCTCGTCGGGCGTGCCTAAGCCGTACGGGGCGATGTCCGCCGGGCCAAGAGACCCAGTCGGGCGGTCAGCGCCCCCGACGCTTTTAGGGTGCCTGCGAGACCCTCACCGCCCTCGATGTACGCCCTCACGCCATCCATTCCGAGGATCGTCTGCCAGAAGAACGCCGGCATGATGATCATCTCGGCCTCGTCCTGCGAGAGCTCCATCCCGAGGCGGTTGAAGTTGATCTGCTCGGCTTCCGGGCGCGGCACCCAACGGTCTCCGTCGAGGACCGCGCCATCGACCGCCATCTGTAGCGCAGCCGTCAGGTCAGCTGTCTGGCCCGACAGCGTGGTGAGGTAGGTGTCTGTGATCTGTCGACCGGCGTGCCCCGGCAGGGGGTGGACCACGAACGGATCCACCCCCTGCAGGGTGATCACGAGGTTCCGGCCGTCTTTCGTCGCGTCGATCATGAGGATCCCTGCATCCCTTCGATCAGGCCGCGGTGTACGGCAGCGGGTCGGACGCGCCGACCTCGTTGGTGATGACAATGGGCGCCGAGCCCGCGACCGTCGCGGGGATGAGCAGACCCACCGTGTACTCGTCGATCCGGAGGATCTTCGTCACGTTCTGACCGTCGATCGTGGCTGAGACGGGCGAACCGAGCTTGTACCCGCGGACCTTGATGAGGTCGCCGACCGTCTGACCGCTGGGACCAGCAGACTCGAGGATCGGCTCCCCGGTGCCTGCCAGCGGCGATTCGATCTCCGGGACGACGCCGGAGCTGGTCAGCGTGAACGAGTCGACCCGCTTGTCGGCGTAGCCGCTGTTCGCCGGGGTGAACGCCACCGAGAAGGTGCCCTCCACCACAGGCATGTCTTCGTCGAACGCGTCGGTGAAGATCTGGAAGTCGCGCAGGTTGTTCGCGCCCTTCGAGAACGACGCCTTGACGAGATCCTTGTACCAGCCCTGGGCGGCGACGATCTGCTTCGTCGCCGGGTCGCGCACGACCTCGACGTTGAACGTCGGGGCGTAGCTGTAGCCGAGGATCTGCTCGGACGGGAGACCCTTGGTGCCGTACACCTCGCGTGCGACAGGGATCTTCGTGGGGTTGAGGACGAGGTTGTTGATGTCGCCCGTGATGTTCACGAACACGCCGTCCATCTTGAGGCGGATCAGCTGTTCGTGTGCGAGCGCGAGGGAACCCTCGGAGGGCGCCGTCGTGTCGTAGAGGGTGGTGTCGGACATGGTCCGTCTCTCCTTCGGTTGGGGTGGTTGCCGGCGCTTCCGGCGGTTCTACGGGCGTCGCCCGCGGAAGTAGTAGGTAGCTGCGGTGTCGACGCGGCCTTGTGTGTCTCGGTCGAAGTCCAGTGCTGAGAACTCCCACGCCCACGAGATCCCGAGCACTCGCGGCGTGTACGCCTTCTGGTCGAGAACGGCTCGGAGCGAAGCGGCCCAGGATCGTGCCGTGTTCGGCGAGCCGATGCGGCGGGTGAAGATCTGCGACCGGTAGACGACGTCCGCGCGCCCGTCGGGGACTGGAGGGAGTGGGGTGAGGAGAGTGAACTCGTTCAGCGTGGTCGGCATGACGCCGTCGAGGCGGATGCCGCGTTCGCCGATCGCCGCGTCGGGTGTGTAGACCGCCAGGCCGGCTTCCTGGAGGATCTGCGCGAGCGCACGGTTGAGGACGATTTCGGGTGCGTCATCCATCGGCCACCTTCTTCGCGATGATCGCGCCGAGTTCGTCCTTGTGTTCCATCGCGGGGTCTTCGAGGTACTTGCCCTTGCGCCCGTTCTGGAAGTTGTACTCGGGGTGCTCGTGGTGCCGTTTGGCGTACGGGGTGTCGTACACGACTGCAGCGCCGCCGTCCGGGCTGGTGGCTGGTTCGACCGTGCCCGATTCGGACAGCGTGCCGAGGTCGAATGGGACCTCCGCGGCTGAGAGCGCGAGTAGACGCTCGGCGGCGAGGTTTTCGCCGTCCATGATGCGACGGTCGAGGTCCGCGTCGGTGGGGAAGTTGATCGTCAGGTTCACGGTCGCGGTGACGCCCATGGCGGATCCTTACTCGAGGTACAGCTCGACGTGAGATGGGGTGCCGCGGTATTCGAAGTAGGCGCTGTCGATTACCTCGGACGTGCGCTCGCGGCGCTTCCCGGGCCAGACGGTGACCTTCGTTCGTGGGAGCACGTCGTCGTCGAGGAGGAGCACGACGAACGTGGTGGACGTGACCTGCTGGCCGAACGTCGGCGATGTCGACCGTCGGTCGACGACGAGGCGAGTCTTCTGCTCGACGTACGCGGGCCGGTCTTCGCGCGGGTCCGCCCAGATGTCGCCCTCAGCTCCCTCGCCGAGCAGTTCGACGAGCCGCACGCGATGGGGGAGGTGCTTCGCGCGGAGACGGACCACGATGACCTCCTAGGAGTGTGCGACCGTGGCCCCGATGAGACCGGCGTTCGTGAGGACGTCGAGAGCACGAGACCCGATGCGGCGTTGCAGCTTCTCGGCGGCGGAAAGGCCGTCCTGTGACGACGAGGTGGTGCCGAGGGACACAGACCCGATCTTCACCGCCCCCGCGGCAACGTCGGCGCCGGTCGGGTCGTCGGTGTGCCCCCAGAATTCGACGATCGCGCATGTCGCCTCGGTGAACGCTTCTGCGATGTCCTGGTCGATCGGGAAGCCGTCGTCGTCGGTCTCGTAGATCGACCGGCGGGTGAGCTTCTCGACCTCGACGGATGCCGCGCGGAGTCGTTTCAAGAGCGTCTGCGGGTCGCCGTCCCAGTCCTCCTCGGACACGGCGGTGAAGTCCGCCTCGGTGGCGTAGACGCGCATCACCATGTCAGTCCTCGGGGGTCTCGTCCGCGCCGGGCACGGTGGACGTGCCGTTCTCGACGCTGCCGGCGATGGGGTCGGCGGGGCGGCGGGACAGGATCTCCACGATCGCGGGCTTGAGTGCCTTCGCGGGCAGGTCGACACCTTCGGTCTCTGCGATGTCGCGCAGTTGCGGGACTGTGAGGGAGTTGAGGTCGATGATCGGGTCGCCGAGCGCCTCCTGGAACGGGGCCTCGACCTCAAGGTCTGCCTCGATGAGGTAGCCGTGCTGGCGGAGCGCGAGTTCGCGTTCGGGGTGCAGCGACTCGACGGTCGCGACGCCGTCGCGAAAATCGACACCGAGGGCCGTCTGCCGGCCGAGTTCGGGGCGGGGGTGAATGATGCGCATGATGGCCTCCTCAGCCGGTGGTGTTGTTCTCGAGCCCGGGGCGGGAATCGAACCCACGGCCTGCCGCTTACGAGGCGGCTGCTCTGGCCTTCTGAGCTACCCGGGCGGGTGGTGCTCCCGGTGCGGCGGGCGAATACACGCCGCACCGGGAGTCGTGAGGTCACTGGACCGGGAGGTCTTCCTGGTTCTTGATCTCGGTGTCCTCGGGGTCGGTGCTGTCGTTGACGAGCGCCTCTCCCTCGGGTGTGGTGACGCCCTTGTACGGGGTGCCACCGGGCTGGATCGCTGCCCAGATCTCGTCCTTCTTCGTGACCTTGGCATCGATGGTGATGCCGCGGTCCTTCGCGAACGCGAGCAGCTGCTTCACGGTCCACTTGTCGGACGGGTCGCCCAGCGGGTAGTCCCGGTCGACGTCGTCGGACACGTCGCCCGCGACCTCGTAGCCCTGACGCTCGAAGTACGCGATCGCGCCCTCGTCGTCGGTGTGACCGACGCCGTCGGTGAACGCGACGCCCGCGACGATGCCGTTGTACCCCTCGACGGGGGTCTTGATGGTCTTCTTCGCCATGATCCAGGTCTCCTTACTGGACGCGGATGTTGCGGAGAACCGCAGCAGCCTTGGTCGACTTGAGGGCGACGGCGACGGGGCCGAGCTCGACCTCGCCCTTCTTCACAGCACCGGAGGTGGTGAAGTCGGGGAGCCATGTCTGGACGATCTGGCCGCCTGCGGTCGAGACACCGTGGAACCCGTCCATGCCGATGCGGACCGCGTAGAGGTCCGTCAGGCCCGTGGTGGACACGGTCGCGACGGTACGGGTCTCGATCGGGATGATCGGGTTGTTGGATCCGGCCTTCGCGCCCGGGTCCATGAAGACGATGTCGCCGTACTGCTCGCGAACGATCGGGCGGCCGTTGGGGCCGGCGAGGTTCTCGAGCGGGGAACGGACGTACATGTCTGCACGGCGTGCCGCGGCGCGGATCTTGGCGAGTGCCTTCGCGTTGCCGAAGATCACCGTCGGAGCGCCGTCAAGGGACGACAGGAACTCGTCGATGACGTCGAGCGCGGCGTGCTGCGAGTCGGCGGTGGCGAAGCTGCGCCAGTCGGTGACGACGCCCGCGTTGATCTCGGTGGTCGAGCCGGTGAGGGCCTTGTCGAGACCGTCGAAGCCGTTGGCCTCGACCGCGGTGTCACCGTTGATCACGGCGTCCTGGAACTTCGTGACCGTGCTCTTCACGGTCTGCTGGAGGTTCAGGGCGACGGAACCGCTGGCGGCGGGGCCGATCTTCGCGAGCACACGGTCGACCTCAAACGAGCCACCGAGCGGGGCCAGCGTGACGCTGACCTTCGTGGTGGTGACGTGCTCGGGCGTGTACTCCGTGTTGTAGGCGCGGAACGCTGCGGAGCGCTGCGTGGCCAGACGGCGGTAGCCGTAGTCCAGCGTGGCGCCGCCGCCGACGGGGTTGACCGCGTCGTCGAAGATCAGTTCGTCGAGGATCGCGGACTCCTTGCGGAACTCGTCGATCACCGCGACGTCGAGGTCTTCGACAGCGTTGCTCTTGGCCTCATTGAGGGTGACGGGCATGATTCATCTCCCTTCCGGGGAGCTAGCCACCGAGGCGCGCCTTGACGGCGCCCTCGATGGTCGGGGTGGGTGTGGTGGCAGATCCGCCCTGATGCCCGCCGCCGCTTGCGCCGGGGAGGATCGGTCCTGCCTTAAACGCCGAGTTCCTCTCGAGCGCGTCGGTGATCGCCTTGTCGACGGCCGCGGGATCCGCGAGGTCGACAGCGGCGAAAGCTGTGGTGAACTCCTTCGAGTCCAGGAGTGCGGCGGCCTTCGCTCCGAGCTCCTGAGCGCGGAGGATGACCGTGTTTTCGCGGCGAAGCTGGTCGCGCTCGGACGCGAGCGTGGTGTTCTCCTGCTCCCGTTCGCTGGCGAGCTTCTCGGCGGCCTCGCGTGCCTCACGGTGCGTCCTCGCCTCGCCGCGGAGCTCGCGCACGTACTCGTCCGGGCTGCCCTGATAGTTGATCGGCGCCGGGGCGGCAGGCACGGGAGCGGAAGGTGCCGCGGGAGCAGGCGGGGCCGGGGCAGCAGGAGCCGCCGGGGCGGGCGCTGCGGGAGCTGCGGGAGCCGGTGAGGCAGGCGCGGGCACAGCGGGCGGCGCACCAGCGGGGTCGTCGGCGAAGCGAATACCGCGCAGCTCGAACAGTGTCGGGCCGATCTGGGCCATGCCGTCGCGGTTGATCGCTATCGGGTGACGGTACTTCGTGGGTGTTGCCATGGTGAGCCTCCTGCTCATCGGTGACCTCGACGCCCTGCGCGTGAGGAGAGAGACCGTGCCGTCGCAGTGCAGGGCCAACGACGGCACGGAGCTTGTGGGGCGATACGATCGCCGGATGGATCAATGGGTGCCGCTGTTCGTCGCTGTCGTCGGTGCGGTCGCGGCCGTCGGTGTGGCGTTCTGGAACAGTCGCGGCGAGTCCGCCGAGCTACGTCAGCTCAAGGCGATGAACGAGGTTCTCTCCGGCCTCGACGCCGAGACGGAAGGTGCGAAGACGTTCGTGAGCGCCCGGGATGAGCTGCTGGTACGCGTCGCTGCACGAGTGTCGAGCGCTCCGACGAGGCGGAGTTACACGCTGATCATCGCTGGCGGAGTGGTCGCTATCGCGGGGATTGTGGTCACCCTGTGGTTGACGGTTCCCGCGATGACTGACGCTCAGGCCGCGGCTCTTGGCAACATTTTCCTGATCGTGGTCGCCCTGGGTGGGTTGGGCATGGGGTGGTTGCTGCCCGACGCGATCGGCACGTCCGCGGCGAAGGCAGGTCGCCGCGCTCGGCGTCGTCTGGAAGCCAGGCGCGCGAAAGCTGATCCCGGCGGGGGCAGGTCTGCCTAGCGCCGAAAGGTGGACGCAGTGATGAGCAGCCTTCGCGCCACAGATACGCGTTGACCCCAGCCGGGATGGTCTATCCACCGCCCACGTGAGCGATGTAGAATCGTGGTGAACGCGGCAGACAGTCCCCTCGGACAGTCGGGCCGCGTTCTTCATTCCTTCGTGAGCCAGGTGATCTTCCCGGCCCGGTCGATGAAAATGACCTCCGTGAACCAGTCGCCGCCCGCGAGACGCCGGCGGGCCTCCGCGAGAGCGGCAGTGCCGTCGAGCGGGCTTCGCGCGAGGTCGATGACGATGCGCTGCACGCCCTGTTCTTTCGCGCGGGCGAACTGGTTCGAGATCGTGTTCTTCCCGGCGCCCTCGGGGCTCTTGAAGTCCCACACCTGACCGTCGATCGTGACGTCGGGGTTCTTCACGCCGGGGGTGAAGTCCTCGACCCGCCACTGCACGTTGATGCCAGCACGGGAGAGACGTTCACCGGTCGCGAGCTCGTGCGCTCTTGGGAACGCGCCGTCGGGCACGGTCTGTGCGCCGCGGTTCGCTTCGCGGACGTCGCCGACGGTGCGTGCAGATACACGATCGCCCGCGATGAGCGGCCGGGGCCGCGTGGGCGACGTGGTGGGACCGCCGCGCGCAGCGCCTCCGCGGCCGTCGGCGAAGCCGAGCTGCTCACGGTACGACTGGCGGTTGCGGCCGGTGTCGCGGATGAAGTCGCGCATCTCGGCCTGAGCCTCGCGGATCTCAGCGGCGGCCTTGCGGCGGTCGGTGTCCGTCATCGCGGACGCCTCGCGGCGCTTCGCTGACCGAATCTCCCGTTCGAGCGCCCGCTGCTGCGCCCGTTCCTTCTCCGCGACCTCGTCGTACGTGGTGTCGCCCTGCGGGACGGTGAGGCCCGGGCTGTACGCGACGAGACGGCACCGGCAGTTCGGGTGCCCCCAGCCTGCGTTTCGGGCATCGGCGACCGTTCCCGCGACCTCCACGGTGACCTGCTCGTGCCGGGTCGAGTGGGGGAGTGTGCGGACGCCGGCCGGGGATCCGTCCGTGGAGAGGACCTTCCCCGCCCACGACGCGCACTTCCTGCACGAGTCGAGGCCGCGCACGACGGTGACGAGGTGGATGCCCGACTGGCTCATGCGCCAGATCCCGGCGTCGTTGAACGCCCGGTTGACGGTGGTGCGTCCAGCCATTTCGGCGTACGCGCCGATAGTCCAGCGACGGTCCGATCGGTCGACGAACCCTGTGATGCCCTCGGCGAGGAACCGCTGCACGGCGGACGCCTGCTGGATGCGGGACGTCGTCACCCCGAGGAGCGTGTTCGGCGAGTACACGGCGACGATCCGCTGGTACGCGTCCTGCGGGTACCGGGTGAGGCGCTGATTCAGCACCTCGAGGCGGGACTCGAGCGACAGGGCCACCATGGCGACGGCCTGCGCCGACGTGCCCGTGATCGGGGCGATGCCCGTCAGGCCAGCGAAGCGGAGCGACGCGGCGGCTGCGGCCTCGCCCTCGGTCGCGGCGATGCGGATGACACGGTTCGCGAGATCCTCGTCACGGAGGTCCGAGACCATCTGCATGGCGATCGCCTGCAGCTCACGAGCCGACGACGCGCGGTGGGCGTTGAGCTCGGCGAGCACGCGGTTCCGGATCCGGCGTTCCTCGGCCGTCATCCCCATGCCTCCGGGAGCGGTCGGGAGCAGACCGGACAGGTGGAAGTCGCGGATCGCGCGCTTTGCGACTTCCTGGATCAGCACGTCCTCGGCGTCGCGGTAGCGCTGCGCGAGGTAGCGGGACAGCTCCTCAATCAGCTCCTCGACGGCCTGACGCTCAGGGTTCGGGACGAACAGCGCCACGATGCCCTCCGATCAGCGACGACCGCCGCGCTTTGCCTTGCGTCGCCGAGCGACAGCCGCAGCGTGCAGCTGCGCGCGACGTGCCTCATCGGCCGCGAGACGGCGCCCAGCGGCAGCGGACGCTCCCCATCCGAACAGGCTCGGCACGTCAGACCTCCTCGTAGGCGGTGGTGACGCGGTCCCGGAGAGCGCCGATCGCATCAGCGGTCGTGGCGTGCGCGGTCTCGATCTGGATGATCCAGTCGATCAGCTCGGGCTTCTTGAGTCGGGACAGTTCCCGGCGCCGCTCAAGCTCCGTCGCCATTGGGATCCTCGATCTCCTCGTCGTCGCCGGTGAACGCGGCCGGGTCGGGCGCGGTGGGGCGCTCGGCGCGGATCGCGGCCACCTCGGCGAGGATCTGGTCGTCTTCCCAGTCGGGGTTCGCGCGGCGGACCTTCTGCTCGAGCGAGATCGCCGATGCGGTGTCGAGCAGCGTCAGCGTGCGGGCGAGCTTCTCCGGGTCCTCCTGGGACACGTCGGGGAACACGACCGTCGGCTGCTCGAACCGTCCGCCACCCTTGCCAGGGAACACGAGCCCGTCGATCTCCAACGCCACCGAGGCGGCACGGGAGATCGCGACGCGCTCCTGCAGGATCTTCTTGTCCCGGGTGCGTTCGGACGCCTTGTCCTTCGCGTCGATCTCTGTCGCGGTCTGCTGCCGCTCGCCGGCGTAGTCACCCCATGCGGACTGGGAGAACCCGGCCTTGCGGAGGATCTCACGGTAGATGCCGAACGCTGTGCGCTCGTGCTCCTCGACACGGATATTGAACTGGACCTTGTCGAATGCGATCTTGCTCGGGTCGCCCGGCATGTTGAGGCCCGCGAACACCTCGCGACCGGAGTCGAAGGACGCGCCCTGCCCGAGACCGTTGAAGTCGAGAGCCGCTTCGGGGACGAGGATCTTTCCCGCGCCGAGACGCAGGTCGCGCATCCAGGAGGAGAACGTCTCGTCGAGGCCGTCGAACAGCGAGTGCAGCTGCGCGAAGTCGGAGCGGCCCGTGTTCGCGAGGACGCCCTTTTTCCGCCATGCCGCAGTCGGCATGTTCTTGTTGTAGATGGCGGTGAGACGGTCGATGCCGGTCGCGATGACCGAGTCACTGTTCACGAGTTCGGCATATGTCGCTGTCTCCGTGATCGTGTTCAGGGGGACGCGCTTGCCGAGGTTGTCGGAGCGGCCCTCGAACAGGGCGTGCTCGATGTACCCGACCGCGTGGTGCTCCAGGTGGCGGTAGTGGACCGAGCCCTTCACGTACTCGGACCAGAGGGTGCACTCGATCATGCGGCCAGAGCGGAACGTCGGAATGATGACGTCGGCGGCGGACGGCTCCAGCCAGGCGTGCTCAGCGACGGCGGTGTCCCAGCGGACGACGAGCGCGACAGCACCGAGCGCAGACTTGAGCTCGCCCATCTGGTTGAACGTCGCGTGCGCTTCGTCACCGTTCGCGATCAGGTCCAGGCGGTCCTGAGCCTTCTTCGACGCGCGGAGTGTCTGCTCGAGCTTCACCTCGGGCGGCTCCGCGAACACGAGGTCCGACGCGAGCGTCGCGAGGTCAGCGGGGGCGGGGACGTGCAGGCGTGCACGCGACTCACCGGACGGGACCGGGCGCCCCCAGAACATGCGGGACGCGGCTCCGACGAGACCACCCTGCATCGGCTGCCCGTGGCGGACGTGCGTGGACCGGGCGGCCTCGGCATTGCCGTACATCTTCGCGAGAGCTGCGGTGTCGCCCGTGTACCAGGCGTCGTTCTCGGCGAACGCCCTGTACGCGAAGTCCCAAGGTGCGGGCATCCAGGCGGTGTTCTCGGTGGGGATCGGCATGGCTCCCCTTCCGGGTGCATCAGGCGGCGACGAGAGGCCGCCAGTAGTTCTCGGTCGAGTGGGTGATGTACCGGCCGCCGTCGAGGGAATGGTCGTCTTCCTTCACGACGACGTCCTCGCCGGCGTCGGTCGCTTTCGCGTCCCACCGGTACTCGGTGACCTCGGCGTTCCAGCCCTCGCATCGATCGGTGACGATCAGGTCGTCGTTGTCGAGGAGGTTCGCGATCGTCTTGATCCCGGGGAGCACGTCGTTCACGGCGGGCCAGGGGGACAGGCCGGTTCCGCGGAGGTCCTGCTGCATCTGCATGTGCATCGACGCGGCGGCCGGGTCGAGCATCAGGAACCGTGGGGCGATGCTCAGCGGGTACGGGGTGTGGTCCTTCGGGAGCCAGTCGCGGAACCGCTGCGACAGGGCGGCGTCCGTGAGACGGAGGTCGCTGTTGTCCTTCGGGTTGTACCGCCACTCGTCCATGAGGACGAGGCGGGAGTGGGGGACGGTGCGCCCGTAGCGGTCGGTCTTCGTCTCGTCGGTGACGCCGAGCATGAGAGCTGCGGTCGTGTTCGTCGTTCCGTAGTCCATGCCGATACCCATGACGTCGCGGAGGCGGGGCATGTCGTCGAAGCGGATGACGTGGCGGGTGGGATCCCACATGGGGTAGACGGCGCCCTCGGCGTTCGTCCACTCGCCCTTGATCATCCGGTCGTAGAAGACCCCGGAGAAGGACCGTTCCATGTCGGCGATGTAGTCGGCCGGCAGGTTCGGGTTGTCCTTCATCGTGAAGTGGAAGCTGATGAGGTTCTTCTCGGCGCCGGGGAGGATCCAGTTCTTTCGGATCCAGTGGTTGCGGGAGGCGGGGTTCATCGTGGCGAGCAGACGCGCGCCGGCGACACGGAGTCGGGAGACGAGCATGTTCCAGAACTCTTGGGGGAGCAGCGCAGCCTCGTCGACGTACGCGAGCGCCACGGTCGATCCCTGGATGCGCCCGACCGACTCCTTGTTCGATGCACCGATGACCATGACCTCGCGCCCGAGGATGCGGGCCGAGGATGCACCGGGCGTGTAGTGGATCTGCGAGGAGATCACGGACCCGAAGATCGAAGTGTTCTGGAGCAGCACGAACACGTTCTGGTAGACCGTCTGCAGCGTCCGGCCGACGACCACGATGATCCCCGTCCGCGGCGCGACGGCCACGGCCAGCAGGAACGCGAACAGCGAGGCTACCGTCTTGCCCGCCGAAACCGACCCGTACCAGAGCGACAGCTTCCGATCGAGCGCATCGACGATACTGAGGATCTGCGCGCGGGAGACGAGCTTCTCAACGTCACTCAGACGCATCGGTCGGCGTCTCCGATCGGTACTGCTCTGCGGCGGCCCGGAACCCATCAGCGATCGTGTCGAGCACACCCACGGCCTGCTCAAGACCGGAGTCCGACTTCTCGACGATGCGGGTCAGCTTGTCGAACGTGATGCCGGCCGTCGTGATGACGTTCCGACGCACCTCCACGGGAGCCGAATCCAGAGTGCGCTGCTCGAACGTGTTGTCCTTCCCGCCGAAGTTGTACACCACGTACTCGTCATCGATTCGATCGAGCATGTCCTCCGACGCCGCGAGCATCTTCTCCGCCAAACGGATACGACCAGCAGCCAGATCGACCTGACGGGCCTCGGTCGCATGTTTGGTCTCTGACCGGTCAAAGGTCAGACCGGCGTCGCGGCAGATGTTGGTGACGGATCCGGCGCTGATGCCGACGCGGCGGGCGATCTCGTTGCGGGCGTGGCCTTCGGCGTGGAGTGCGAGGACGCGAGCCTTCTGGTCTTCGGAGATCGCCATGGTCGTTCACCTCGACTCGGGCCTCTTGCCCTGTGCGGGATGCGTGCAAGGACGCGGGTGGTGTTGCGTGGGGGCAGATGGCAGGATGCAGCTAAGTCTGGGCTATGGGAGCCCGGAGAGGATCGGAGAGCGCATGATGCTTCGCAATTTTCTGTATCTCGATGAGAAGCAGCTGGGGCAGTACATCAGTCAGGTCGAAGACGGGCTGCGGCGGGCTAGTTCCCGTTCGGCTTCGCTCGACCGGGAGAAGAAGTTGGCGATTGAAGCGAAGATCGCCAACTTCGGCATCGGTCGAACGGCTACCGATGCCGAGTCGCAGGACTACGACGACGACGGACCGGCTCGGTTCGAGCGCCTACTGTCGCTCGTCGAAGGTGACAGTGAACAGTTCGGGTGGTTCGACCTTGAGGAGGAGCCGGAGCGCCGCTCCTCGCTCCGCACCGGGCACATCGTGGAGTTCGCAGCTGAGGTCTATCCTGCGGATGTTTCTCAGCTTTCGGCTTCGAGTGGCATCCTCGGGATGTTGCCTTTCGTGAAGGCGATAGGGCGTCTCACGGGGAAGCCCACTGGGTTTGAGCAGTTTGAGGATGGGACCCTGGACGCGGTAGCCGAGTTTGGCGCAGCGATGAGAGGCACGACGATCCTTCTTGGGGATCTGGAAGACGACTCGCGGTTCGTCACGCAGTTGCCCGAAGGGACCGAAGCTGACGGCGTGGCCCGCGTCGTGGGCAAGGTCGTGTCATCTTGGGGGGCTGACGCATGGAAGCCGCTCCCGGGGATTCCGGTCTATTCGCAGCTGCCACGTGAGCAACGACGCGAGCTGGAGCGGAAGGGGCCCCCGCCGGGATCGGAAATGATGTGGCTGCAAGGGCCGGCAATGCATCTGAATGTCCTGGCGATCTACCAGTAGAACGCGAATAGTCGAAGCCCCGGTGTCCTCGTGTTGAGGGCCGGGGCTTCGGTCTGGGCGGACTGGTCCACCATCTACGTTCTATCGTGCATGAATTGCGGCTTTTGCGTAATTTTCTGAGGCGGATCCGGTCAGCGTGTCGTGGGTTTCCCTCGCGGGCGGCCGCGGCGGATGGTCGGTTCGACCCGGACGACGGCCTTCGACAGTACGACCATGCGGTTCTCGTTGTCGCGGCGGACGGCGAGGCGGTCGTCTTCGATCCACTCGTAGATCGTGCGTGGTTTCTTCCCGGCGAGGAGAGCGGCCTCCTTCACTGTCACCCACTCTTTCGGCTCAGCCATCGGTTCCCGATCCCTTCTGACCTATGCTCTGCTCATGAGCGATCCCGACGCTGAGACCTCCCCGTCGCTGATCCAGCAACGCTTCGATCTGCAGCGACGGCGTAATTTCGCGATCGGGCTCCTCGTGATCTGGGTGGTGAGCGCCGCCTGGTGGATGACCTCCGGTCTCCTGACTGAGAACGACGGCCTCGACGTGATGCGCGTCATCGTTGGCGCGGCGAATGTCGCGCTGGCGGTCTGGCAGTTCTTCGTGCTCCGCGGTGTGCTTCGCGACTTTCGATCTTTCGAGCAGCGGCACGGAAGAGACGCCGGTCGGCAGTAGCAGGCCGGCGCTCATCGCACACCCCCAGCAGCACGCAGAGCGGCGATCAGAGCGAGGACGGTCTGCGGGTCGACGGCTGCAACAAACTCGGCATCGGCGTGGGGGAAGTCGTTCTCCCAGTCGCCGCTGCGGACACCGCTCTCGGTGGGCTCGTACCAGGAGCCGTCTTCGTCCTGCTCTGGCCCACCGAAGATGTACTCCCACGGTCCCGGCGTCGCGGCGTTCGCGAGCTTCTCGAGCCGTTCGAGGTCGAGCGCGTCGGACGGTTCGCCCTGCGGCTGAGCCTCGGCGGCGCGTAGAGCGGCGGCGACCGGGTTGTACTCGGAGGCGACTTCGAGCCAGTGCTCGCGGTCCTCGGGATCATCGGGGACGCCGTCGAATCCCGAGACGCAGTAACTCGCCGAGCAGCACGGGCAGGTCTCGCATGCACCGCTGCCGCATCCGTTGTCGCAGCACCATGCGGCCTCACTCCGCGCCTCGTCGACGAGATCTTTCAGGCTCGTCGACGTCTCGCTCAGGTCTTCGAGAGTGATCGGGTTGGGCTCGTCGCTCGGGTCCGGTACCTCGGAACGACGGAGCAACGCGACGATCGCGCGGGAAGCTTCGCGCATTGCAATGATGTCCTGGTCAGTCTCGCGGAAGATCGACTTCCCAAGACGGGAGACCGTCACGCGGTGCTCGAGGGCGGCCTGCGCTGCCTTCGCGAGGTCGAGGGGTGTTTCGTCGGTGCTCATGCTGCTGTCCTTTCGGGGATGGGTTCGATGGTGAGGGCGTCCTGGACGGTCCAGATCGCCCGGTAGCCGGGGGCGACGGTGTGCTGGTCGGCGTCCCAGAGCGCTTGCACGCCGCCAGGGCGGGACTGGACGCCGAGGAGGTGGCAGTCGCACGGGCAGTCGACGGTGTCGCAGTCGGCGTGCAGCTGGTGCTCGCACGTGGCCGAGCCCTTCCATCGGGTGATGTCGGGGCGGATGCGGGCGCGCTCGACGCCGCAGAACGAGCAGGTGACGACGGTCGCGCCGCGCTCCTCGTGCGTGTTCGCGATCGTGAGCGCGTTGCAGGACGGGCACCGCTCGCGGATCACGGGCTGTTCGCGGGTCTCGACCTCGAGGGACCGGTAAGCACGTTCGGCGGCGGCGGCGAACTGGATCGCGTCGGCGGCGCCGTCCTCGTCGTGCACCCACAGGTCCACCGTCTTGTCGTCCCGTGAGACGAGGTGTGTCTCGCATTCGCTGATCGTGAGGAACGTGAGCGTCAGGTTCGAGTATCCGCCCGGAGTGCTGCCCGCGATCCCACCAGTGACGGCTGTGACGAGGCGACCCTCGGCAGCATCGACCGCTTGGCGGAAGTCCCGCCACCCCGCGACCGCAGCCACCGCTCGCTCATAGCAGTGGGAGCAGAGGAAGCCGCGCTCGGCCGCACGGGGCAGGCACCCCCAGCACAGGTTCGGGCGGAGCTCCTCGGCCCAGCCGGGGTGGTCTGGGCAGGTGACCCGGTGGCCACGGGACTCCATGCAGGGACGGATGCCGGGGAGGCCGAGGTGGGTAATGCAGAGGACGGTCACTGGGGATCTCCTGTCTTCTCGGTGAAAGCCGCACACGCGGGCCACCGCTTGGTCATGTCGCGGCCATCGCCGCGGTGGTTCTTCGACTTCGGATCCGGTGTGCCGCACTTCCAGCCCGTCCACCCGCTTGCCGACTTGCGGCGGAGCCACCGGCAGTCGCCGCACGTCTTCCCGTTGTCGGCGAGCGGCATCCGCGTCGCGGGGTGGATGCCGGCTGCGATCGCGAGCTGGTCGCGCTGTCGCTGCGGGAGGCGCTCACCCTTCGGTGCATCCTTCGCAGGAGGTGCCGGATCGAACCCGGGCAGCACACCGTCACTCAGCATTGGCAGGCTCCGTTCAGGGCGATTTCCATGAAGCACGTCGGGCAGACGGGCCGGGGTTCGGGCTCGGGCTTCTCGTCGGGCACGCACCCGTGATGCACGAGCTGCCCCTCGACGTACTGGGCCATGTCGCCCGGGTGGATCCGGTTGCCGCAGTCGGCGGCGCACACGCCGTCGTAGCGGGCGCGGAATGGGGGCGAGGGGGCGTCGGTCACCATGACTCGTCCTCTCCGTCACCGCGGCGGTTGCGGAGCAGCGCCTCGGCCCAGAGCTGCAGCTTGTCGCCGCTCTCGTTCAGCCAGAGGATCGCCTCCTCCCACGTGGTGTGCGGGCGGGTCAGGCACGCCTCGCCGTCGATCAGCACGTACGTGATCGCGTGCGGAGCGTCCGAGAACGGCCAGTTCACGCACGCGACCTTCCAGCGCGGTGCCTCGTCGTGGATGCCGAAGCGCGCGACCTCGGCCTTCTCGTCGGCGGACAGTTCCAGAGTGCTCATCCTGCGTCCTTCCAGTCAGCCGGGGCAGCGCCCGGATCATCGATTGCTTCGTCGTCCCAGGCGAGCGGCGGCGGCCACCCGGCTCGAGCGGCGTACTTCCGCGTCTTCGTGACCGCGGCCTTTTGGTCGCGGGTGTTCGTCTCCGGGAGGCGCATCGACAGGTCGTCGTAGAGCTCGGCGACTTTCGCGGCCGTCGCGGGCTTGACGTGCTTCACACGGAGCAGCATCCCCACCCACGACTCCGAGTAGCCGGCGTGCGCGGCGATCGCCGACATCGACCAGCCGAGGCACTGCAGCGCGCGGATGCGGCGCTGCGAGCCGACCGCGTCGACCTGCAGCGGGCGACCGTGGCGGAGCTGGGCCGCTCGCCAGAACTCGTACTCGCGGGCGAACCGGCGGCAGTCGTCGCACTTGCAGTGGTGCAGGGACCGGCAGGTCGAGTTCCTGCCGTGCGAGTGCTCGGGAGGGCAGATCGTGCTCATGCCGCCACCTGCCCTCGGAGGAACGCCCGCATCCGCGCCGTCTCCTCGTCGAACGCGCGCTCACGCACTGTCGCCGCCGAGGGGCGGATCCTCTCGCGGGGGAGCCGGGTCATCCGACCGGCGTGGAGGGCCAGTCCCTCGAGGAAGAACGCGAACTGCTCATCCGCGACCATCCACCGGTCTTCACGACGATCGATTTCCCCGTTATCCACAGACCCCGAGCCATCGAGAACAGGTGGAATTTCTGTGGTGGTCTTGGTGGCTCTTTCGTTACGTCCCGTACCGTCCCGTTCCGTAGCATCGGAATCGCAATGGGTCGGCCAGATAGGGGAGGCCATAGCCCGGGCCATGGGGTAGGCCATAGCGTCGGTCATGACTCCTCCCTATTTCCCCAGCGCTTCGCAGCACCCTTCTTGCCCGCCTCGGACAGCGCCTCGCGCGTCGCCATGGTCGGCTGGTGCTCGGCGTACCGAGAGATCCGCCATCCCCTCTCGGCGACGTCCCACAGGCCCACCTCGACCAGGAGACGAGCGTGTGCGGCGGTGCCGTGGATGAACGGGAGCACGCCCTTGCGGATCTCGCCGTCCGTGTTGTGACCCGCCGAGTAGCCGATCGAACCGACGAACACGAACGCGGCGGCGAGGCCGCGCTGCCCGTGCTCAGCGACGAGATCGACGATCTTCGGGTTCTGTGCCAGGTCGGAATCGATCCGCACCCATGGCAGGCCGGCCGCCATCACGGCCTCCCTTCACTGATGTGTCGCCGCTGTGTGGCGGAGACGAGATAGAACCGCTCGCCGTCGATCGCGGTGACGGGCGTCGCCTTCGAGCGCTCGAGCGTCGCCGCGTTCGTCGCGGCCTTCTCGACGCGCAACCCGCGGTCGATCAGGTCGAGGCGGAGCATCGATCCCGCGTCCTCCGCGGCACCGTTGCAGGGCACGCAGACGGCGCACAGGTTCGCCGGGTGGTCCAGGACGGTCGAGCCGCCAGAGCCGCGGTTCGCGCGGTGGTGCGCCGTCTGCGCCTCTCCCAGGCACCCCGGGAGCATCATCAGGCAGAAGCCGCCATCACGCTCGATCACGGCCTTCTTCGTCGCCACAGTGACGGTCATCGCTTCTCCTCTCGGTGGCACTGGCAAGCGCGCTTCCTGGCGCACATGTAGGGGGTCTTGCAGCACGACGGACGACAGCGCGTCCGCTTCTCGTGCGGCAAGGTGTCCGGAGCAGCCCCCGGCGGACGGTTCTTCACGACGCCACCGCCAGGAGGAACTCGGCAACGGCGTGCCCGAGGTCGCGGGCCGCGGGAGGTGTGACCGCGTTCCCGGCCTGCTTGACCTTGTCGCGCTTCGAACCGAGCAGCAGGTAGTCGCGGGCGAAGCCCATACCCGCCTGGATCTCGTGGGGCTCGAGCATCCGGAAGCCGGCGTCGTCGACGTCGAGGCTTATCGGCTCCGGTGCATCGATGAGCGACTGGTGTCCTGCGGTCGTGAGCGCACGCAGCGGCTCGTGCACCGGAGTGGACATCTGGCCGCCGTCACCGCGCGCCGTGTTGTTCCGCATGACGAGGGCGTGGTGATTGCCCTCCGCACTGACCGTGTCGATCGGGTGCGATGTCGGCTTCGCGACGCCGTGGTTGCGCAGCGGGATGACCAGACCGGCGTTATCGACGGTCGTCACCGTCCCCATCGGCTGCGACGTCGCTCGCGCCGTGCCCTTGCTGTAGTACGGCACGAGCAGTCCCGTCTCGTTGCGCGTCGACTGCGTTCGCAGAG